GATACGATTTTTGGTTATGGTATCATTAATCACAAAGATATTAGAATCTTGGTTAATGGTATCAGTATAAGCTAATACTGCATTATAATCGTTTATTATGCGTATTGTATCGTGAATGGTTGTAGTATCTGTAGCTATAATCACAAAAGGGATAGAATCCCCTTTTATGTACCTATTTCTGTACGTTTTTGTGTACACAGTATCATGTACCTCTTTAACTTTTACATACTTGGATAGGTCTATATCCTCTGATTTGTTAGCCTTGTGACATGATTCATAGGCAAATACGCCTAAGAAGAAAAAGCTAATTATAAGTATATAGTCTCTAAGATGTTTCATATTATGCTAAAGTATAATCTCCAGTTCCTTGCAAACTAACTGAATATGTTGCAACTCCCTCTACTGGGCCATCTACTGATACTGATTCAATATTACATGTACCAGAAAATATTTTAGTACCTATTGTAAAAGTTACAGAAATCTGAGTATTATTCTCTTGGTCTGTAAGCATATCGAAATAGTCATAGTTATCTAAAGTGATAAGACCATCACAGCTAATAGTAAATGACTTGAAGCCATAAACATATTCTTTTCTAAATCCAGAAGATTTGTTAGTAATATCTACTTGGTCTGATGATACTTCTAATGAGCATGATGTAGAAGCTGCAAATACAACCCCACCTTTAGCTAAAATTACGTTTGTTCCGTTAAGTGACATTTTATTATATTTTTATTTTTATGATATAGTATATGCTCCAGTTCCCTGCAATGATATCGAATAAGTAGAAATACTTTCAACTGGGCCACTAATACTAACTGATTGTATGTTAGCGGTTCCTTGAATTGTATATGTAGTGCTTGTTCCTACAGCAAACCTTACAACTATTGCTGTTCTTGATAACTGAGTGTCTAACATATCTTTATAATCCCAATCATTTAAAGTTATTAAACCATCACAATTAAGAGTCCATGAAGCAGTATCTGGCTTAAACTCTTTAAACCAAGCAGAAGTTGCAGAAGTAACATTAGTTTGGTCTACACTTACCTCAAAAGAACAGTTTGTAGAAGCCGCAAATGGAATATTTGTTGTTCCATTAAAGTAATATAAAATTACGTTTGTACCTAAGATTGCCATTATTTAAAAGTTATTTATATTAAATATTTATATTAAAATTTATAAACCAAAACGGGCCAAGTTGTCCTACATCTGTTATATAACTTGGAAATAAAATCAAAACAGTATCATCGTAATATACCTCAATTAGTTGTAGTGAATTTGTTTCATCTGCATAAGGAGATAAAGTAAGTCTATTAGCGGTAAATTTCTTGCCATTGTAACTTAAATCACCAGTAGTAGAATCAGTAACAGTAAAAACTTTATCTAAATACGCATATCCATTTGTGCCTTTTATAGCTCCTAAATCAGCTTCAAGAGTTGCAATATTTCTTTGATATATTTTTATATATTGATATGCCAAGAAGGCTACTGGTAAATTACCACCTACAATTATACCAGTATTAAGAAAATTCCAACTTTGTAAAAATATACCACTACTATCAAATAATGAACCAAAGGTTAAAACTTGTTGTCCAGCATTATTAGGATAGATTTGACCATAAGGTTGTTCAAATATCTCTGCTGTAGTTTTATCAGTAGATGTACTATTTTGTATTACAGCATACTTAACTTCTGTTGTTCCTTGTCTTAATTGAAAGTTTCTTAATAATGTAGAAGATGAATCACATCTTATTTTTACATTTATATAACCCATTAAAAACTCATCTTGATTAAAGTTTGTATAAAATGGAGGTATAGTTAATGTATATGTGTCATAAGTAGATAATTGTTTTGCAGCTGGGAAAGTTATATAAGTGGATGATGAGGTTACCCAAGTTCCAGTACTATTTAAATATTTATTTCCAGAACCAGTATCTAATAAAGCAATCTGTATTTTAATTGCAGCACTATTTTTATGCTGACAGCTAAAAGTTATTGGTGCTCCACCCATATATGGAGTATAAACGTATGGTAGTATTATCTGTAATATTTCTATGTCAGCTATTCCAGAACCAGCAACTAAACTAAAATCATTAAACTGTTCAGCAGGATTTTCTATAACACTCGCTGCTGCAGAACCAGTTAATGTAGTTCTCCAACCTAATGCTCCTAAATTAGGAGAAGTTCCAGTTGTTGTTTTTAAATTAGCATTATGAATAAGATTAATTGGACTTCTATATTCGCTTCGTACCTCTATATTAAAAAATCCCTTTCTTAATATTTTAGTTTGTGAGTTATTTATAAAGTGAACATTATTACTTGCGTAAGGTGCAATATTAATAGTATTGTTAAGTACACCAGATGATGATACTGTTATGGTTGATGCTCCAATAGCATATCTTGTAAAATATCTTGTAGGTGCAGCAGTTTCCATTGTTGCAGATATATACCAATCGCCATTAGCTTGATACATTCTACAGTTAAAGGTTTTTAGTATATTTTCTAATATAACATAGTAACTTTCATCTTGGAAATCACGTCTATACTGATATATTTGACTAAAGGGCTCATTTGATATACTATCATCTCTATCTACCATGCCAGCAGCAAAAAATGAACATGCTATATTTAAAAACAAATCTGATGGATAGCCAAGTAATCTCAATGCGGCTGCAATAACGTCAATATGACTTACTAATGTATTTATACTATTATCAATTACATATTGCTCATTAGTCAAGAAAGAAATGCCATCTATTGCAATTAATGAAGATATTGATATACCAGTAGAAAATCCTACTTGAGAATAGTCATTAAACAAATAACCTCTCCATATAACGTTTGAACCTTCTTTTAGTAAAACATAATATAACCTATCGTTAGATGATATTACATTAGGGTATTGATTATAATCATCAGCAGTTTCAAGTATAAATGAAAATGATAACTGTGTTGATATAATCGCTGGATATGGATATTCATTTGCTGAATTAGGTTGTAAAGTTATAGACGTTGGTTTATAGGTCTTTACGCTACCAGTATAATCTTCTTGGTATATCTCAATAACTTGAGCATTGCCATTTTTAAGTATCTGAGTTAATGTATATCTTAATCCGTATGCCATTATGCTAAACTTATATTTTGTCCTTTAAGATTTGATGCCTTTTGTGCTCTATTTACGGACAAAAGTAAGTCTTGTCCTCTTAATACAAATGTACCACCGCCTCCACCACCAATCATATCTTTTAATTTATCCAAAGGTGCAATTACCTCTGGGTTGTTTTGAGCACCTGGATATTCTCCAACAAGACCCATAGTAGGCCCAGATACAATACCACCATTAGCAAATGCAGTAGCTTTATTGTTATTAATCTTTGATTTTAAAGCAGTACCAGCAGCAACTGCAGCAATACCAGCAGCAAGAGCTAAAGGCCAAGTTTTAGGGTCTTTAAACAATTCTACAACTGCACCATTAGTTATCGCATAAGCTATAAGTGCTTTACCAATAGAAGATAAAGCATCTGCTAATATTGTACCCATTTGACTAATATCAAATTTACCACCAGCCAACATATTACCTATTTGCTCACCAAAGTTTGTCAATAAGCTAATATCTAAATTATTTAAAATGCCATTAATATTGTTAACGGTTTCTTGCCATGTAACAATATAATTTTTTACTCTATCTTTTGAGCCTTCAATAGCACCATCAACTCTTTTTATAGCATCATCTATTCTATCAAACTGCTCTGCAGTATATCCGCCAATAGAAGCTAAATCATATAAACCATTTTTATAATCCTCTAATATTTTAATTCTATCAGAAGCATTAGCATTACCAGATAAATTTGCAATTTTCATTGCAACATCTGATTCTATCTTTAGTGCATCTAATGAATTTTGTAATTCCCTATCAGATATTACCTTAGATTCTGCTTCTTGTTCTTTTTGTAAACTACTCCTAATTCCATAAATTTGTTTATAAATTTCAGCAGACCTTTTAGCATATTCAATATCAGAAATTATCTTTAACCCATACATTGCATCGTATGCTAATTGCTCTTCATTTAATAACTGTAATTGTTTTTGCTTATCATCTATAGCAAAAGCCATTTTAGCATCAAAGAATGTTTTTGTATATGCTAATAAATCAAATGTTTTCTGCTTTTCTTCTTTAACATCTTTTGGTTTATCAGTCTTTAAAAGTGATTTATCTAAATCTATTGAATCGGTTTTTAAGCCGTTTAATAAATATTGTAGATTAATTTGTTTTAAGGTTGAATTTCCTAACTTAATTCCAAGGTCACTTATTTCTTGGTCATTTTTTCTTACAACTTTTTTGATTTCAAGTAATCTTCCTTCTGCCCAGACTATTTTACTATAGTTATTTGCAATATACTCACTTGTTTTTCTATCTTCTCCAGGTTCTGTTATATTTAATAACTTAATTCTTTCAGCAATTAACTTGTTATTTTCATCTTGCAAAAGATTCTTTCGTTCACTATCTGTCAAATCTTGAGCAGCCATTTCTCCTATTCTGCCTTCAATAGCACTTGCCTTTGCTCTTGCTAATAAAGAAACAGTTACACCATCAATAGCAGTTTTTACATCACCATTTAATATTTTTTCTTTACTTAGATTACCAAAATAAGAAGGATATTCATCTTGCAATTTTTTTACAGCAAGAAGTCTTTTATCCATGGAAACGTTATGGTTTCTTGATACTTCTATTAAAGATTTTATTGAAGCTATTTCACTATAAGCACTTGCAGCAGATTTATTTATAGAATCTGCAACCTCTTCTTCGCTTTCTTTAAGTTTTTTATTTTGTGCAATCGTTTTTCTTTGAGCCTCATCCCAAAATGTAAAACCAGCTATAATAGCAGAAAATGCTAAATAAGCAGCACCACCTACACCAGCTATACCACCAAGTAATGCTGGAAGGTTATTTTGAATAGCTCTAAATCCAAATGGTAAATCTTGTAATACAAGAGCTAAGTTAGTGTATTGTTGATTTGATTTTTTTAAATTATTTGAACTCGAATTTATAGCATTTCCAGCTCCATTAGCAGCATTTTGTGTTGCAGTTAAAGTGTTTTTTAATTGGTCTAAATTAGTTTGTAATAACTTAATAGCACCACTTGTAGGACTCATACCATTAGCTACAAGTTTTATCATGTAGGTTTCAAGCGCAGCTATTTCCTTTTCAACATTCTTAATACTCTGACCAAATAACTGATTAGAAGCACTTATCTTATTAATCGTAGCTGTGTACTGGTCGGTGGCCTTAATTATAATATCAACACCTTCGTTATTCGCCATTATTATACTGGTTTAATATTTTCGTATTTTTTTAGTACCTCTTGTAACTCATCGTTACTCATTATTCTTACCTTCTTCTTTCTATTCCTCTTATCGCAATCTAATTCTAAAAGTTCAGTAGGCTTAACTTTCTTGCCTTTAGGTAGTTGCATATTAACAAGGATAGTAGTTTGCCATCTTGACCTTATCCAATCTTGCTCTTCTTTATGCCTATAACCATACCAAACAAAGTCTAATTCAGCCATGGTCATCTCCCAAAACAAATGGGGAAGTATTTGACACTCCCCCATTGTATATCTTTCTATGTCAATCCATTCTAATTTTTTT